GCTGTAAAACAAGATAAAAACATTGAGGCCGATTACTTAAGGCATTTGTTTACAACGTTCAAAGATGTTGAATATTTTGGAGATGATCAGAATGAAAAAGAACAATGATAAACAATTTAACGCATACCAAAAGGGCTCTATTGTAACTATTAATAGAGCCGATATTATAGATGATGATTGTAATCCTAGAATAATCGACCCAGAAAATAGAAAAAATCTTAAAAGGTCAATAAAAAAATATGGATTAGTTGGTCACATTGTTTGGAATGAAAACACTAAACACGTAGTTGGTGGGCATCAAAGAATTGATATTATTGACGAAATGATGAAAAACAAGGAATATAATCTTGATGTTCTCAAAGTTAATTTATCCGAAAAAGAAGAAATTGAATTAAACGTTGTTCTCAATAATGCAGAAGCACAAGGCAAGTTCGATTTTGGCCAATTATCGTTTTTAGCTGATAAATTCAATATAGACGTATCAAAAGACTTTATGTTTTCTGAAGATATTATTCTCATAAATTTTCCTAATTTTGCAGATAAAGTCACTAAAAACTTGGGCTTTGAACAAAAAGAATTAAGCGAAGAGCAGATCCAAAAAATAAAAGACAAAAAAAAAGCGTTCAGGGAAGAAGTCAAAAAGAACCGTGAAGAACACGGAGACTACAAATCAGAAGCAAGGGGCATTCTTACTATTGTATTTGATAACGAAACACAAAAAAAAGAGTTTTTGTTGTTAAATGGAATAGAAGATGACACTGAAATGGTCTCTATTCACGAGATAGAACGACTTTTTGAAAAATAATTTATATTATTTATATTGTATATATAAATTAAATATAAAGGAGCCCCCTGTTTTGGCAAAACGTTCTTTAGATGGGTTATTTACTCGTGAAATTTACGACAAATTAGCGTCAAGAGGCAGCATGACAACTCGAATTGCTTGCCAAATTCTAGGCCTTCATTATATGACTATTTATGGCAGAATAAAAACAGGCACATTGCGAGCGACTAGAATCATTGACGAGCTAAATTTTCAATATAAATTAACTGACGAGGATATAGTAATTAGTTTCGGTGGTGATTTGAGGCTTCTTAGAGAGGCAAGGCGTAGGGCTGAATACGCTAAAAGAAAAACAGCAAGAAAGTTATTCATGAAAAAAGGCGATATTTTTAATTTAGGCAGGAATATCAGCCAATGGTAAAGAAAAAGTTGACAGTTGGGAAAAAAAAGGACAAAAAAAAAGACAAAGATGAAGACTTTGACTGTAAAAAAGCTGTTAAGTCAATAAAAGTAAACGGCTTAAAAACATTAAAAAAAACTCAAAATGTTTTAAATTCAATTGCGACCCCGACTGAGCCGATTAGAAGCGTATTAGATGGGATTGGTATTATATTACCTGAACGGCTGACGATTGCCGAATACGCTATATATATGAATGTTGCTAAGTGTATGCAGAGTGGGGACATGAAATCGCTAATGATGTTATTTGATGCCTGCGGTATTTCAGTTCCATCACAAATTAATTTTCTATCAAAGGAAATGGAAGGCGAAGAGATTAAAGAAGATAGCGTTCAAATGCCTACATTAAACTCGATAGAAAAAGAAGCCGCTAAAATGTTACTTTACAACGACAACAATAAAAAAGAAAAGAATGGCTAAAAGTATTCTTACAAAAGAGCAAGTGCATATAGGAAGGACTAATCTTTTAGGCTTCACGTCTTTAATGACACCAAATTATTTAATTGCTTGGTTTCATAGGATAATTTGTGCTGAATTAATGATGTTTTATTTAGATGTAAAAAAAAAGCTTTCGCCAAGGTTAATTATAGAAGCACCGCCAAGGCATGGCAAGTCACAGATAGGCTCTCGAGCATTCCCAGCATGGGTTGAGGGCGTTGACCCATCTATTAATTTTAACATAACGTGTTATGGTTCAGAGTTATCTAATAGAATGAGTAGAGATGTTAAAAGGATAATGAACGACCCTAGATATTTAGAAATGTTTCCAAATACAAACCTTTCTTTGTCTAGAAAGTATAAAACGTCTGATACAGTAGAGTTTTTTCAAATTCCAAATCATGACGGTTCAGTATACACTAACGGCATTAATAATGGCGTTACAGGAATGGGCTTTGATATAATTAGTATAGATGACCCATTAAAAGGCCGAATGGCGGCAAGGTCTAAAACAATTAGGGATAATATTTGGGAGGTATATACAAGTGATCTATATACAAGGCTTTCAAATGTTGGCGGTGTTGTTGTCACTCAAACAAGATGGCATGAGGACGATTTAGCGGGGCGGCTTATAAAAGAACAAGAAAAAGGAGGAGATAAGTTTAAGATCCTTTCTTTCCCAGCGATAGCAGAAGAAGATTGTCATTTCAGAAAAAAGGGCGAGGCGTTACATGAAGAGCGATATCCGCTAGAAAGGCTTGAAAAAATTAAGTTGGCTATTGGTGAAAGTAATTTTGCTTCTTTATATCAACAAAGGCCGAACCCAGAAGGCGGAGCGATATTTAAAGCCGTTTGGTTTCAGTATGAAGATTTTTTTAATTATGAAATGTTTGATTTTGTAATTCAATCTTGGGATTTAACCTTCAAAGGTGATGAGGACTGCGATAGAGTAGCTTGCACAGTGTGGGGAATGCATGGAAATAAGTTTTATCTTATTGATGGAATGGCTAATCAATTAAGTTTTAGCCAGACATTAGACGCTATTCAGTTAATGCGAGCAAAGCATCCATATACGTCTTCGATAGTTATTGAAGATAAGGCCAATGGCCCTGCGGCAATAAACATACTAAAAGATAGAGTTCCTGGTATAATACCATTTAATGTCGGATCAAGGTCAAAAATAGAAAGGGCGAAAACCGCTGCTGTTTTTTACGAATCTGGTTCGGTTTACCATTGCACTAAGAAAATGTTTGTATCTGACATGGAAAGCGAAATGATCAGCTTCCCTAGTGGTAAATATGATGATTATGTTGATAGCAATTCAATGGCATTAATTTATATGAGTACAAAATTTAATATAATCAACTCTTGGGAAAATTAATTTATATTTAATAAAAAAGGATTGAAAAATGGACGGAAAAAAAATAAAAATAGACGATGGTGCGTATCTAAATGTACTAACAGGTATGGGCACAAGTTTAGACTCATCAACTCATGATCATGTAAAAAATGGAATTCCAGTTGAAAACGAATCAGAATTGGCTTCTCTTTATTCAAGAGATCCACTTGTAAAGACGATTGTAGACAAAGTTCCTGAAGCTGTTTTTAACAATCCTATTTCTATTGTCGATGATGATGACGGAAAGATGTATAAAGAACTGTCTAAATTAAAGTTTTTTGAATCTATTGTAACAGCGTTAAAATATGCAAGGCTTTATAACGGCTCCATAATCGTTACTTTGTACGAAGGTGACGATGATTTAGAAAAGCCTGTTAGAGCGTTAGGAAGGGTAACTGGCTATCGTGTTTACTCGTCTGGGCGATTGATGATGGATGATAGTGATTGGGTGAAGGATAAAGAAAGTCCTTATTTCGGCTCTGTTGAATACTATCGTTTTATAAAAAAAGATGGAACTATTCAACCTATTCACGCTTCAAGAGTAAAGATAGTAAAAGGGGAGCTATTACCCGATTCAGAAGATGCAACAGTTAAGCAAGAGGTTTTTGGGTTGTCATTAATTAATATGATTAATGACGGCTCTAAATTGTTTGGAACTTCTATTTCTTCTATTGGGAATATGATTAAAGAGAACGGCGTTTCCGTTTTTGGTTTCGATGGCTTCTGGCAACGATTAATGGTTAATGGTGGTGAAGAATCAATAAGAAGAAGGATGGGGCTTTTGAAAAGCCAAATGTCGGCATTCAGAGGCATAATACAAGATAGAAACGATACTTTAGCACAAATTAACCATAATTTTACTGGAATTCCCGAAATAATGCGTATTGTTATGGCTTACGTCTCTTCGAGCTCTCAGATACCAGTATCCATTCTTTTTGGCAATATGA